CACCATAGACTCTTGCTGCTTGGAATAGTTGTGCAATGTCTGCCTGAGGTAAGTCAAAGTGAATCTCTTTGTCAGGTAAGTCAGGATTGAAATCAGGGACTTGAGGTATGATATCAGGGTCACTATAATAGTAAGTTGTCTTACCTTTTGTATTCTCATCATAGATGATTACTTTCTTTTCATCAGGGAAGAAAAGTGTAGGTGTCTCAAATAATGAAAGTGCTCCTAGAAACAATGGCAAGTCATAGATTGCCATGTCTACAGGGATATATTCTTTGATATCAGTAAAGGAAATAATATTTTTGTTTACTGAGATGGTGTCAATAAAGTTACCTGTCTTAATAAGAATAGACTTATTAATAGTTGAAAAATTCTTTAGAAAATTGACAGTTTGCTTGCTAAGTTTTACGGTCTTAGGTGCTTCTTGCATAATAAATTAATAATCTTGTGCTGCCCAATCTGCAGCAGAATGTGCTGCTGCTGTTTTGGTGTGGAAGTGCATGAGTAATATCCCATAGTGTAGCACCTTTAGAAGGTCTTGTCTAGCACTTCCTTTTTTATCGTAACGTGAAGCATATTTTAGAATGTTACTTCTGCAGAATGCTTCAGCATCACCACATGCTTCAATCAAATCAAGTGTCTGGATACTATCATCACCTGATGAGTAGTGTAATCCATACGTCGAGGAGACATATGCTGTTAACTCCTCGATGAATTGCTTTTCTCTATACTTCATAATATCAGTCTGCTAAGATATTGTCAAGGTCAACCTCAGCATCTATCTTATCATACAATTCTAGGAATGATGCTTTTGTTTCATCATCGAAACGATTGAGACATACTTTGATTGCCTTCAAACGATTCTTCCAGATACCAAATGCACGAATGATGTGGACTAGACGACGTGTAGATATGATTTCATCAACACCACCATCGTTGAATGTCTTACGAATCATGTCTGCCCATGCAACAAGATTCTTAGTAAACTCATCGTCACAGCAATTCAACTCTGTGCAGTAGTTTGTGAGCATTTTTACTTCTGTTTTTGGGGAAGGGTATTCTTGCTCGAAGGTAACTGGGAATCGCTCGAGGAAGGCTTCGTTGAGCACGTTAGTTCCAATAAATCTTCCGTCGTCTGAACCTTTACCCTTAGTATTTGCGGTGGCGAATACGTTGAATCCTGCGGAGGGTCTAACGAATCTGCCAATTTTCTTAAGGAAAACTCCATTTCCCTCAAGGATGCTCTGAAGGCAGAGAATTTTGTTAGAGGCAAGGTCGATTTCGTCAAGGAGCAATACAGCACCTCGCTCGAGGGCTTCAATGACTGGGCCATTGTGCCATACGGTTTCACCATTAACAAGGCGGAAACCACCAATAAGGTCATCTTCATCAGTTTCAACTGTAATGTTTACACGAATTAACTCACGACCTAGAGCAGCACATGCTTGCTCCACACCGAAAGTTTTACCATTACCACTCATACCAGTGATGAATGCAGGGTAAAATATTTTAGATTGAATAATCTTTTTGACATCTGAATAGTTACCGAAGGGCACATAGTTTGCATCCTTAGATGGCACTAGAGATTCTTTAATCACTGGTGTTGCATTCTTCTCAAGTTGCTCACGTGCTTCTTGGATAGTAAGATTCCACTTACCAATACCAGTTTTGTATGCTTTCAAGCGTTTCTTAACTGTAGAATAGGAGCACTTGAAGTGGTCAGCAGCATCTAGTAGGTGCTGAGTATTTACATCGTCTCCAAATTTTTTAGCAAGGTAATCTCTTGCATCATCTGTAGTCATTGCGATTGGTTCGAAAGGCATAATGTTTCTCTGTTGTCTATACTATTATTATACAGCTTCTAGAGAATTTGTGTAGTCCAACCATGACGGTTTTCTAACTGGCACACGCAAGTAGTTATCCTTTACCCAAGGTTTACTAGAAACATACCTACGATATGCAGTGATGGTGTCTATGGTATCATCATATTTGAATTCATCAGGCATCGCACGAGCGAATGGAGTATGTTTATCAGGGCAACCGTATTGATATAGTAATGCTGCTAAAGTTATACTTTTCTCACATGCGTGTGTCTTACCGTATCTATATGTATACTCTTCACACAAAGAAATGCCATGCTGTAGCAACCACTGGATATTGTGGTCAGATTCTGCAACCCATTTTGTACATGGATGATTGCGAAAAGCACCCTTATCTGTTTTGTAAGGAGTGCCATCCGCTTTGAATACTTTACCTATGTTGTGATACCAACTACTGTATACAATACTGAGCATTTGACAACACTCTAGTGGCATCTTGACGATGTGTTTGTCAGGCAGTTGGAATGCTGCTTTGGCAGGGTCATCGTCAACTGCGAATACATTCATGCTATCTGTTTAATGAATGAGGATAAGATTGTTTTGTTGTTTGCTTTGACTTTGAGTGATTTCTGGAATGCTTTTTTGATTTC